GGTTGAAATAGGCGAAGCCGTTGACGATTTCAAATTTGAATTGCTTAATCTTCCAAAACTTATTGAACAGTACGCAAACAATAATGACGGAGCAGAAGCTTATCTTTTTGAAGATGCTTTGGCTGACGGCTTCAATATGTTCTACAACATAGAAGCAAACAAAATTAGCGGAGCAGGAAATACGGATTTAGAGTGTTTGTACATTCCGAGAAAGAAGAAATTTACTGTTGAAGCCAAATCAACCAAAAACAAACTTTCAAGCGTAAATGCTGGAAGATTAGCAGGACACCGAGAAAAAATTGGCGGTGCTTACACCATCGTTGTAACGCCAAGATACGTTCCTGCTGTACTTCAAGACATTCGCACAAGTCCAATCGTAATTATTCGGGCAAATACTTTTTCAGAATATCTGTACAACTACATTGACAACGATATACGGGAAATTGACTACGAAGATTTTGACAGTATTATCGTCAATAATCTTGGAAAAGACATCAGTAAAAACATTTCGGACTTAACCATTTCAAGGTTCGCAACCCAAAAATAAACTTGCTATGATTACAATTACAAGAGAAGACAATATGGCATTAATGGCAAGGTATCCCGACAATTATTTTGACCTTGCAATAGTTGACCCACCTTATGGAATTTTAAACAAAACCAAACGAGGCGGAGACCATAAATTTAATATGGACGAATACAGTCAATGGGATGTAAAACCCGATGACGAATATTTTAATGAGCTTTTTCGTGTTTCAAAAAATCAAATTATTTGGGGCGGAAATTACTTTGGGCAACTTTGGGCAAGAAGTCCATACAACAAAGGTTTTATTATTTGGGACAAAAAACAACCCGAAACATTGAATAATTTTTCTATGGCTGAAATGGCTTGGAGTTCATTAGATAAGCCTTCAAAAATTTTTGAATTTAGCGTTAGAAAGAACAGAAACAAAATCCACCCTACACAAAAACCTATCGAACTTTACGAATGGCTTTTGAAAATGTATGCAAAGCAAGGAGATAAAATTTTAGACACACATTTAGGAAGCGGAACGATTGCTATTGCTTGTTACAACGCAGGATTGAGTTTAACCGCTTGTGAAATCAGCGAAACGTATTATTTGAGTGCATTAGAAAAAATAAAAGAACTTGTTCCTAAAAGTGCCATTCATACAAACGATTTAGAAGCATTTGCTTTGACATTTCCCGAACAAAAAACATCAAAAAACGGACTGCATAAATTGTACAAAGAACACGTTGAGCAATTACGACTTTTCAAAGAAGAAAGAGCAAAGTATTATGCAATGGCAAAATAAAATCTATGATTAACGAAACAGAAAATAAAACAATTAGTATCTATTTTGATAGTCCAATGTCATTTGAAGCAAAGAACATAAAACCTTTGAATGGCATCACAGGTTTATATTTTATTTTCAGCTCTACAATTCAGGTGCAATATCCTTTTGATAAATCAAAGTTATTGTATATCGGAATGAGCGAAAAAAGAACAAACAGCATAGGAAGCCGCTTAATCGGACATTTTGAGGGCAAATCAAAAAATGTTGGTTTAGTTAATTATAGAAAAGTTGAACCGCTTTGGTTTACTTACATCAACATTGAAATGTTACGGAATATTTGGGATTTCAGAGTAGAGGATTTAGAAAGTTATTTCATTCTGAATTTTGTTGAGTATTATGGCGTTTATCCAATCTGTAACAACAAAACAGGATTTGAGATTTTGAATAATACGCTTAAAACAGATTTTAAAATTGATTGGAATTACTTCAAATAGAAATACAATGGACGAAAATAAAGTAAAATCGGGTAAAGAAATTTTAGATGACTTCTTCAAAGAAATTTCATCTATTGAAAACGTTGATAAAACAATTGCTGATAGCTTAGCTAAATTATACACCATCGGAAAATTAACCGACAAGAATGTGGTTAATGAATTGCAAAAAATAAGAACTGAGAATGGCAACGAAAATTAAAAGCATATCAATAGCAGGAATCAGAGGAATAAAAGATTCCGTTTCATTATCACTTAATGAAAAATCTGTTTTGCTATATGGCGACAACGGAACAGGAAAAAGTAGCATTTCGGATGCTATTGAGTGGTTTTATACAGACAAAGTTTCTCATTTGTCAGGTAGTGAAATTGATTTGAAAGATGCTTTGCGAAATTCGTATCAGAAAGATAGCGACACCGCTTCTATTGCTATTTCATACAACAGAAATGTAATTGATGCTACAAAAAGTTTGTTTATCAAAAGAGGAAAACTTACATCTGAATTATCTAATTCGTCCGATGATTTTGAAAAATATTATTCCGCTTCTCAAAGTGAAAATTTATTGCTTAGATACCAATTTCTACGTGATTTCATTGACCAAACCAAAGGCGACAAGCTCAAATATTTGTCGGACATTATCGGTTTTTCAGAAGTAACCAAGATGAAAGATGTTTTGAGAAAAGCGTTTAACTCAATTAAATCAGAAATAAAAACGCAAAACTTTGAAGCTCAAATCAACAACGAAAAACAAACGCTTATTGCCAAAATTGGTGCAGCAGTCAGCCAAGAGAATAATTTGTTTGAAAAGATAAATGAAATTATTGAGCCTTTAAAAACAGGAATTACTGTAAACTCTATTGAAGATATTGACAAGGTTTTGAATCACATCAAAAAACCTGCAAACACAAAACAGATAACAGAACTTCAATTTTTAGAAAACACCAATAAAGCACTTTCAATACTTAAAAGTGAAATTTCATTTATTGACGGAGAATATCAAAAATACTTTTCAGAGTTCAATAAGATTGCCGAAGATGTTCAAAGCATAATGCAAACTTTTTTGACTGAACTATTGAAATCGGGCGAAACTGTTATTTCAAAGAAATATCATAAAGAGGATAATTGCCCATTATGCTTACAAGAAAAAAATCTTGAAGAATTAAAAACAGATATTCAACGCAGGTTAAAAGAGATTGAAGAATCCTCTAAAAAGAAAGTTGCTTTTGATACCGCTAAAAAATCTGTTTCCGACATTATCGCAGAGCGTTTAAAACGACTTGAACTCATATCGAGTAATACTTTGTTGAACGAACAAGAAAATGAAAATATCAAAAAGACAATAAGTAATTTAAGCACCAAGCTAACTGAATATCAGAAAACAGCTAATGAAAAAGTTACTTCGGGAAATAAACTTCCTTTAAATAACACTTTGCTTTTAACGGAAGATAATTTCAAAATTCAAGAGCAGATTACTGCAAGATTTGAAGCATTACAAACCGTAATAAAAAATGACAAATCAACCGAACTTTATGCAAATATATCGGCTGCAAAAGATGCTTTTTTGAAAATTAAACGATTTGAAAAAGACAAAAGCAAATTAGAGCATCAGAAAAATTCTTTGGAACTTATTTACAACGAGTTTGTAAAACGTCAAAAAGAAGGCTTGGAAAGTTTCATAAATACGTTTTCTTCATACATAAACGACTTCTATCAATATATGAATCCTGATGAACAATTTCACGAAATCAGGATTGTAACTATTGGCGAAGAAGACGAACTAAACGGAATTACGATTGAATATAAATACAATGATACGTGGGTTTCGCCACCGCAAAAATATTTTAGCGAATCGCACTTAAACTGTTTTGGTATTTCATTTTTCTTGGCTTCTGTAATTGCGTTTAACAAGGAAAACAAATTTATCGTATTAGATGATGTTATTTCAAGTTTCGATTCAACACATAGAAAGCGTTTTGCTGATTTGTTGTTTGAAAAATTTGCTGATTATCAATTTATCCTCTTGACACACGAAGCTGAATGGTTTAGTTATGTTCAACAATTAGCCAAAAGAAAAGGTTGGACAATCGGGGAAATTAAATGGACAGAAGCGAAAGGAACACATCTTGAAGAAAAACCAAACGACCTAAAAGAATTTATAGAACGAGAACTTGCAAACAGTTCTATTGAAACACTTGGTAATCCAATACGAAAATATTTAGAAGCCAAACTTAAAGATATTGCTCTTAATTTAGATGTAAAAGTTAGTTTCAGATTAAATGAAGTAAACGAAAAAAGAATGCCCGATGAATTATTGAATGAATTAAAATCAAGAATAAAAGACAAAGGAGGGCAATATATAAAAACAAAAATTCCCGTTATTGAACGTGTTGCAAATTCATCTTTACTTGGGAATCTACTTTCTCACGATAATCCTTTTAATCCCAAACTTGGCGACTTAAAAGCATTTTGGGCAGACATAA